ACTATTGCCACCTTCATCGGTTACTGTATGTACTTAGATAATCGATGCGTGTTTGCCTTCTTCACAATTATTGTGCAATTCCGACGTATGAGTGGGGATATGGATACCAGTTTGGGTAACGGTATTTATAACCTCATATGCATTTCTTATGTTGTTTATCGCGCAGGCTCGGGTTTAATGTGGGCCATGTTCAATATAATTGTTGAAGGGGACGACAGTTTATTTGTCGTTCAAGCACGATGGGAAATTACAAAAGAGCAATTTGAATCGTTGGGTCTCACAGTCAAAATTGAGACCCACATTCATGTTAATAGAGCATCGTTCTGCGGTCAGATCTATGATTTGACCAGCATGTCAGTTCTCACAAATCCACTCAAGGTCTTGTCCCGGTTTGGTTACACAGACCGGCGCTACCTTAATTCCTCTGATCGAACAAAAATGACATTACTTCGCGCCGTAGCATTTTCACTTTGGTATCAGTATTCTGGTTGTCCAGTCGTTGGGCCTTTGTCCAAACGATTGCTAGAGCTGACACGAGGGTATCATGTTAAGCCGGAGCTGTTAAATCATTATAAATTCAATTATGAGGTGCCTTTGAGTGAGACGAGAGCATTTGCAATGTTCGACGGTCGGATAACCGACGAATCTAGAAGCATAGTACAGGAATTGTTCAAGCTTCCTGTGTCAGTCCAAACGCTCTGGGAGGATCAAATTTCCAGAATGCAGTTGGGCGAACTAAAACTTCCGGGGATTCGTTCGCTGGTTCGTCCTGACGCCGTACATTATGCAGAACACTTCAAAGTTTTTGAAGGTGACAGTTTCTACCAAAATAGACAATCACCATTATCTTTGAGGGAGTATATCAATGTCATGAACGAAAACATTGAGAAAGGTCAGATGATCTTTACCAATCTTGAGTTCTTGCTTTGATTGCTCTATTAACTGCCTGTCCAGGGGCGGAGGGTTTCGGCGGTGATAGCGGAACCTTGCAGAATACCGGACTTCGGGCGGCTAGGAACTCTGCTGGTCTGTGAGCCACACTGGGCTGGGTGACGACCCACAGTTACACAGACACCTCAGGAATGAGGCTAACTTCCGGCTCATTAATATCAGGTGTCCCTCTGGC